GATCTACTCAAAATATTTCAATATCTTGGGACCTTTATTCATCACTTTATATAATGTGGTCTCTTACAGGTAATAAAGATACAGTAGCTAAGGCAAATAAAGGATTAGTTGAAATCGCAGAACGCACTCAAAAATGGTACGGATTTTCTCAATACTTTAAAGGTGATTTCTTAAAATATTACTTGGAGTCTTAAAAATAAGTTAGTATCTTCAAAGCATGTACTGGCTGATAGAAGATCCTAAACATATTGAATTACTCGCAAGTTTAAAACATGAAATTGCTTATGTTGAGGTAATACCCAACTCACATAACTTACATGCTGTTGAAAACGGTGTGTGTGCTTTATACATCCGCCCAAAAAATGATACAAAAGGATACATTATTCCAATAAACCATAGCGAAACAATAAATGCAACAATAGAGGATTGTTTAAAAGTATTAAACAGTATAAAATGTATTTACATAAGGGATAGAAAAGAGTTTTTACATTATTTTGCTCTTAAGCATTGCTACCAACCCTCACCCTCCCCCAATACGTATATACCTCAACTAACACAAGCTCACACACAGTTATACAACAGGTATCCGGAGATACAAAATCTAAATACAATTATACCGATCGTAAAACACTATGAGGTATGTGAGCAAAACTTTGCAAATTACGAAAAAACAAGGTTCAACTCGTTTTACAATAAAGCGGCATTGGTGTTTAATCAACTAGAACGAGCGGGTATAAAAGTAGACCAAGCATTATTTGAACAGTACTTTGACAGAGAAGCAAACGAGTTTATATACACGCACTATAACTTAAACACATTAACAACAAGACCCTCAAACACTTTTAACAATATAAATTTTTCAGCATTAAATAAAGACAATGGAGAGAGAAAATGTTTTATACCGCGCAACAGTTCATTTTTGGAAATGGATATTAGTGCTTATCACCCTACCCTTCTTGCTAACCTACTTGACTATACTTTCGATAGTTCTGATATTCATGGGAGTTTCGCTACAATGTATAATGTGGATTACGCCAAAGCGAAAGAAATTACGTTTAAGCAACTTTATGGAGGAGTTTGGAAAGAGTATAGGGAACTTCCCTTCTTTAAAAAAGTAGCAGCATATACGGACGATTTGTGGGAAACATTTAATTATGGGGGATATATTAAATGCCCCATTTCGGATTATAAATTTTATAACAACGAACTGGAAAATATGAATCCACAAAAGTTGTTAAATTACGTGTTGCAAAACTTGGAGACCGCAAATAATGTTAATATATTATATGATATATTTAAGATATTGCGTGGGAAAAATACTAAACTCGTATTATATGTGTACGATTCGTTTTTATTTGATTATGATAGTAGCGAACCGGATGTGATGCTTAAAATATTAGGAATATTTAACAAATACAAATTACAAGTTAAAACCAAAAAAGGTACAAACTACGATAATATTAAATAAAAGTTATGAACATCACTTTGGAACAACCCCGTCATATGTATAATCAATTCGACTATGATTTTACATTTGATACGTTATTGATGAACAATAGACTGTTTTGCACATTTACTTCCTTGGATGATTTAGAGGCGTTAGTTGGAGAACTGTCAAGACGTTATTCTATTATGTACAATAAAATGTTTGTGTTACATGTTAAAAGTAATAACGAGTATGTTATCACATATAATGTTGATCAAGGTAACGTAAATGACATTCCCGATAATACCATTTTGGTACACAGAAAAAAAGAATCAAACACACTATATACAATAAATGCCCTAAACGAGTTAATTAAAAAACTTAATGGAGGAGCAGTTGATACAAATTTCCCAGTAAATTGGCAACATTATAGAAATTGTATATTGTTAACTCAACACAATGAGATAAAGCAACTAAACACAAAGATTTTCAAGATAGTTGAAATTTAGTTTGGTTTAGTGAATAAAGGTTATTATATTAAAGTTGTAAACAAATAAATTAGTTATACTATGAATCTAGATGCAATCAAGAAGAAACTTGAGTCGATGCAAAAACAACCCTCATCAGGTGGTGGCTCAAACAACCAAACAAAGCGCTTTAAACCGCAAGTTGGTAAACAAACGGTTCGTGTTGTTCCTTTCAAATACAACAAAGAGTTTCCATTCACGGAAATGAAATTCTACTATGGTATTGGTAGTAAAAAAGTAATCGCTTCTCCTTTGAACTGGGGCGAAAAAGATCCAATTGCTGAATTTGCAAAACAACTTCGTGGTACAAATGACAAAGAAAACTGGCGCTTGGCTAAGAAATTAGATCCGAAAGTTCGTATCTTTGCTCCTGTAATTGTTCGTGGACAAGAATCTGAAGGTGTTCACTTGTGGGAATTTGGTAAAGAAATTTATGAGGCATTCTTGCAAATGGCTGCTGACGAAGAAGTAGGTGATTTCACAGATATCATGACTGGCCGTGATATTAAATTGGTTACTGTAGGTCCTGAATCAACAGGTACTGTGTACAACAAAACTACTATTCAACCATCAATGAAAACGTCTCCACTATCTGAAGATGATAAAGAATTAGAATTGTGGTTAGATGATCAAGTTAATCCAAAAGACATTTACAAAATGCTTCCTTTTGATGATATCAAAGCAGCACTTCAAGAATGGTTAAACCCTGAAGAAGCAACTGAAGAAGAATTCCCATCAGATGGTCTATTAACAGTCGAGGAAAAACCTCAATCAAACTACAGCCTATCAACAAAACCAGCAGCTAAAAAATCAAAAGCAGAAGCATTTGATGATTTGTTTGAAGAGGATGATGATATGCCATTTTAATCTGAATTAAAGTTATGGCTAAAGGAAGAAAATCGCTAACAGAGGCGGCGGACAGAGAACTGAAAACCGCCTTTAGTTTAGACAAATTTAAAGCAAATAAGGGTTTAGCGTCAAACGTTAAGTTCAAGGAGCAAAGATGGATTCCATTTTCTCCGGCTTTGCAAGAAGCACTATCTATCCCTGGAATTCCTATGGGCCATAACTCAATGGTTCGAGGAAAATCAAATACAGGGAAATCTACTATGACCATTGAAGTAGCAGTTAATGCTCAAAAAATGGGAGTACTACCTGTACTGATTATCACTGAAATGAAACATGATTGGAACCACTGGAGAACCATGGGTTTCGAAATGGAAGATGTAGTTGATGAGGAAACAGGTGAAATTATCGATCAAACTGGATTCTTTATTTATCGAGATAGAAGCTCATTAAATTCAATTGAAGATATTGCAGCATTTATTATTGATTTATTAACTGAACAAAAGAAAGGTAATTTACCATACGACTTGTTATTCATCTGGGATTCAGTTGGTTCAATTCCATGTCAAATGTCTATTGAACAAGGTAAAAATAATCCAATGTGGAACGCAGGAGCCATTGCAACTCAATTCGGGAACTTTATCAATCAACAGATTGTAATGTCTCGTAAGGAAAGCTCAAAATACACGAATACTCTGTTTATTGTGAACAAAGTAGGTGTAGCACCGGCATTAACACCAATGTCACAACCTAGAATGACAAATAAAGGTGGAGATACGTTCTATTATGATGTTTCACTTTGTTTAACATTTGGAAATGTTACAAACGCTGGTACTTCTAAACTTAACGCTGTTAAAGATAAGAAGAAGGTTGAGTTTGCATTACGTACTAAAATCGCTTGTGATAAAAACCATATCAATGGAATCACTACAATGGGTACTATTGTTTCTACAGTACACGGGTTTATTAAAGATGATCCGAATGCTATCAAGAAATATAAAGATGCACATTCAGCTGAATGGGCCGATATTTTAGGCCAAGGTACTTATACAGTACAAGAAGACAACAGTGAATGGGACGAAAAAGCACCAACACCTGATTTATTTGAAAACGAAGATTAATATGAAAAAAGACCTCTTAAACCTCCTAAATAACATTCAAGAACACGGGGAAGAAACCCCAACATCAGAGCGATTCCTGCTTATAGATGGACTCAACCTCTTCTTTCGAAATTTTAGTGCAATTAACGCAGTCAATTCAAACGGAGTCCATATTGGAGGTTTAGGAGGATTTTTTCGATCTTTGGGAGCTTTAATTCGCACTATCCAACCTACACAAGTTTATGTGGTGTTTGATGGTGTGGGTTCCTCCAACAACAGAAAAAACATTATTCCTGAATATAAGTCAAACAGAAATGTTACTCGAGTAACTAAACATGAATTGTTTGATACTTTAGAGGAAGAAGATGATTCTAAAATAGACCAAATTACTCGCATCATCCAGTATTTGAAAACATTACCTGTTAAAACAGTATCGTTACCTGGAGTAGAAGCAGATGATATTATCGCTTACTTAAGTGATACATTGATTACAAAACCCGAAGACAGAGTATTTATAGTATCTAGTGATAAAGATTATTTACAATTGGTAACCGAACAAGTAATCGTTTATCGTCCAATTGAAAAAGAATATTACACAACAGATACTGTAAAAGAAAAATTTAACGTTACACCACATAATTTTCTATTATATAAATTATTAATGGGAGATAGTTCTGATGGGGTAACAGGCATTAAAGGGTTAGGGCCTAAAGGTTTATTCAAAAAATTCCCTGAATTAGCAACACAAGATCTATCATTTGATGATTTGATCGATATTGCTGAAGCTAAATTAAAAGAACACGTAGTGTATGCAAGAGTATTACATGATGTGGATCTATTAGAGGATAAGTATAGGGTTATGGATTTATCCAACCCTATGATGAGTGATAAAGACAAAATGTTTATAGACAAATTTGTTGAACATACTCACCTAAACTTTTTCCCTCATACATTCGTTGAAATGTGTGAAGAAGATCAAATTGGAAACTTAATTCGCAATACTGAATTTTGGGTTCAAGACATTTTCAAAGATTTGTTGGCTGACCAACAATAAGTTATTATATTTAAATAAAAGTTATAGCAAATGACATTATCTTCAATTGATGAATACGGACCATCGTTCCAGATGAAAGTAATATCCTCTTTATTGACACATAAAGAGTTCTTACAAAACATAAACGACGTACTAAGTGATGAATACTTTAGTAATCCGGCTCACAAATGGATTATAAACGAGATTTTAAAGTACTACGAAAAATATCATACAACCATTTCAATGGATATTTTAAAAGTTGAAATGAAAAAATTGGACAATGAAGTACTTAAAGTATCCGTTAAAGAGCAGTTGCGAGAAGCATACCAAGCAGATATTGATGATTTACATTATGTTCAAGAAGAATTTTCTACATTTTGTAAAAACCAACAGTTAAAAAAAGCACTATTAAATAGTGTTGATTTGCTCAAAGCAGGTGATTATGACTCAATCAAATATATGATTGAATCAGCTATGAAAGCAGGACAAGATAAAAACATTGGTCACGAGTATAAAAAAGATACTGAATC